GGTATGTTGGCAAAACCTTCCGTAAATACGCCGGTTCCTTGGTCCCGATGTCCGGTCTCTTCGGCCAAGGTGTCCAAGCGGTAGGCGGCGACGAGTCCATGCGGGAAATCCGCACCGCGATAGACGCGGCACAAGCCAAGATCCCCTTCTTGAGCAGCGGGCTCGATCCCCAGCGGAACTTTATGGGTGAACCTTCAGATCGCTACATGGCCCTCGGAGGCCGCTGGACTGACTGGTGGTTACCTATTGTCCACTCAACAACCTCCAGCGATCCCATCAACCGGGAGATCGCCGCGTTGGGTCATACGTTCTCCCCGCCGTCATCTAACAGATACTCCGAAGACCTGCGGTCCATCACAGGACCCTCCGGGCAATCCGCCTATGACCGCTGGTTGGAGCTGCATCAAGAGGTCCGCATCGGCGGTCGCAGCCTGAACCAAGCGATGAACCGCCTGATCCGTTCAGCGAAGTACAGGCGGATGTCGGCAGAGAGCTTCGGTGACGAGAAGTCACCCAGGGTCCGCGAGATCAACAAGTTGATCGGGCGGTATCGCGCAAAGGCTGAAGCCCAGATGCTCCGCGAGTTCCCTCAGGTGAACACCGCCAAGAAGAACAAGATGGTCACCCGCAGAGCCCTGCGGACAGGCCAGTCCACAGAATCCATCAGAGCCTCCTTATTCCCACTTGACTAGAGAAACCAATGGCTGACTCCTATGTAACCCATACCGGCAACGGTACAGCAGGGCCGTTCTCCTTCAGCGCCCTGGACTACCTGTCGGTAGATCACTTGGTCGTCAAGGTGGACGGGACCTCCAAGACTCTTACGACGCACTACACGATCTCTGGGACTGACGTGACGTTCACTGCTGGTAACTTTCCGGCGGCTGCTACGGTCATCAAGATCCAGCGGAACACCCCGAGAACCAAGGCTGACCGGGTGGTGGACTTTGCAGACGGCGCGGTGTTGACCGAGGCTGATCTGGATAACGCCCACCTGCAAAACCTGTATATCGCTCAGGAGTCCTTTGAGACCTCTGGTGCTGTCTTGGTCTATGACGACAGCCTCGGGGCGTACACCGCTGACTCCAAAGAGATCAAGGTGCTGGCGGACCCGACCACGGACGCCTCTGCGGTGAACCGTAAGTACGTCACGGATGTCGCCAGCTTCGGGGTGCCTGGAGTCCCCCAGCAGTTCAACACCACGATCACCGACGGCTCTACCCAGTTCACCCTGACAGGGTGGGACGGGGTGTCGCAGAACATGATCGTGGTTGCTCTGGATGGTGTCGTTCAGATCCCCGGTACCGACTTCAGTGTCGCGGCCTCGGGTACGGATACCATTCTGACCCTTATCGGTATCACCCCGCCGAACCCGACGATTCTGAATGTTCAGAACTTTGGTGTCGCCAAGTCATCCTCGACTCTAGCGGCTAACTCGGTGGGGACCTCGAACATCGTGGACTCTGCGGTTACCAACGCCAAGCTGGCGGGAAGCATCAGCTCCGATAAGCTGGCAGATGATGCGGTGACTCAGGCCAAGATCGCAGATGACTCGGTGGACTTTGCAAGGCTGAAGGACACCGACTTTATCTCAGGGACTCTGGCGAACGCCCAGCCGTTGATGATTGCTACTGATGGTAACTTGAGTTACCGGAATCTCTTGGTGGCTGATGTTACCGACTTCAACTCTACGTTGAATGCGCGATCTGTTGACAGCTTTGGACCGGCGGACGGTAACGTCATCATGGGGGACGGTCCGGAGGCTGCCACAAACCAGTACAACAAGATCACCAATCTTGCAGATGGGACAGACCTCACGGATGCCGTTAACCTCCAACAATTAAACGGTAAGCTCGTCGGGGCGGTTGCAGTTATCCACGGCCCCAGCGGATCGCCTACGACTTCCTACACTAACCTGTCGTTAAACGACTTCCAAACTGAGTATGACCCTGATGGGGTGATATCAGTTAACACTACGGACAACACAGTCACATTGTCTTCGGGCGTCTGGAGAATGGATGGGCACCTCACCATCGAAACAACCAGCGATCCTGATGCGTCAGGTAGATATAAAGTAATTCAGGACGGTGGAGCCGGAACAGAGTACGTTCCAGAAACTACTGTTGGTATGCCGGCGAGTGGAGAAGGGGACCAAGACTACCGCCACGCCAGCTTCTCCGCTGTAATTGACGCATCCTCCGCAGCTATTACCTTAAAGGTTCAAATCAAGGAATCTACAAGCGACTCAGAGTGTCACTTTGAAGCCAACGGTTCCTGCATTACCTTCCAAAGGATCGCCTAAGGCCCCCAACCCCCACACTATATGACTACCAAAGTATCCGATGGGATGACCACGGGTCTCGTTAAAACGGACAACCTGGCCTCTAAAGCGCCCTCTTCTAAAAGCTCTGGGGACGAGGGAAAGGTCGTTCAGCTCGATTCAACCGGCGGTATCCCGAGTGCTTATGTTGCAGCGGGCGGCAAACTTCTGAAATTTGCCACGGCTAACACAACAGACTACGCAACAACTACAGATCAGATTCCCTGGGACAACACGAAGCCCCAGTCGGATGAGGGTAATGAGTTGTTAACCCTATCGTTCACCCCTACAGCTTCTGACTCAACGCTGGTCATAGACTTTTCCTGCGGCATGGCGAGTAATGACACGTCGGGTTACGGTGTGGTTTTCGCTCTGTTTCAGGACTCCGATGCGGACGCTATCGCGTTTGCTCACACTATGAACTACTCCGACTGGAGTGAGTCTGTATGCGCTCGCTGGGTGTTCTCAGCATCGTCTACTTCTGCCCGTACCTATAAAATTAGATATGGCTCAGGCGGCGGACGGGCTCGTGTCCATGGAACCAGTGGTCAAAGATTTGGCGGTATTATTGAGACCCGTCTGACGATTACAGAAATCAGCGCCTGATAACAGAAAGACAGACAGATGAACGAAGAGTTGCTGCTGGCCTTGGGGCGGCTTGAAGGAAAAGTAGATTCCCTGATAGCCACCCAGAGAGCCCAAGACGACACTCTCGGTCATCACGATAAACGCATCAGAAACCTGGAGAACAGCCGCTCCATCATGTTGGGTGGAGCTGCCGTCATCGGCGCGTTGTCCTCCTATCTCCTCAAAATGATAGGCATCGAATGAGCGAAGTTATCAACGAAACCAACAGCACGGGGTCTCCCGCCAGCTACACCAGCGAAACCATATATACCTCAAGACGCATGGGTCTCCGGGGGACACTTCAGGTTGAAATCTCCGGTGGTGGCGCGGCAACCGTGAAAGTCCAGGGGAAGCTGGCGGACGCGGTGTCGTTCATGGACGTGCTGTCCTCTGACGTTACATCCAGCGGTATCACCACGAATGTCCCGCTGACTCCCCTGATGCGTGTCACGGCCACCGGGGTCTCTGACGGCACCACCCTGAAAGTCTATCTGGAGAGCTAAATGAACATCGACGAACTGTTGGCTGAGTTACACCTCAGCACCGTGGAGTGTCTGCTGGATCGTGTGAAGTCCGGTGAGGCTACCGCGCAAGAGCTGTCGGTGGCTTGCAAGCTACTGAAGGACAACGGCATTGACTCCTCGATGACCGAGAGCGCCCCGATTACCCAGTTGGCCGTGGCGATGCCCTTTGATGACCCTGAGCAACCTGTGGGGCAAGTCGGATGAAGAAGAAAAAGAAGAAGAAGCGCCCGTCCCTGATGATCCGCAAGAAGAAGCGTGGATACGGGTATTGACCCCAGGCTTCAGGGGGAGAAGGGATTTCTAAACTTCCTGTATGTCGCGTGGACCCAAGGCCTCGGTCTACCGGCTCCTACGGATGTTCAGTACGACATAGCCGACTATGTAGCTAACGGTCCTCGCCGTGGCTGCATTCAGGCATTCCGTGGTGTTGGGAAGTCATACATCACTAGTGCGTTCGTTGTATGGAAGTTGTTGCTCGACCCCTCCCTGAACTTCCTGGTGGTGTCTGCCAGTAAGTCCAGAGCCGACGACTTCTCGACGTTAACCCTGAGGCTCATGCAGGAACTCCCGTTCCTGAACCACCTGTTGCCCGATGAGTCTGGCAGAGCCTCGAAGGTGTCCTTCGATGTCGCCCCGGCCCCGGCCTCTCACAGCCCCTCTGTGAAGTCCTGTGGTGTCTTCTCCAGTGCCCTGACGGGTTCCCGAGCTGACTACCTGATCGCGGATGACATCGAGTCCTGGAACAACTCGCAGACCCAGAACATGCGGGAGAAGCTGTCGGAGACCATTAAGGAATACGACGCCATTATCAAACCCGGAGGACGCATCCTGTTCCTCGGGACACCGCAGACACAGGAGTCTGTCTACAAGCAGCTTGGAAGCCGTGGTTTCGAAACTCGCATCTGGCCCGCTAGGATGCCTTCTGAGCGCGAGATCCAGGGTTACGGGCCGTCCCTGGCTCCATACATCAAGTCTCTTGAAGCGGAGACTGGGAAGCCCACAGACCCCCTGAGGTTTAACGAGCTTGAACTGGTGGAACGGGAGATGTCCTACGGACGCTCTCTGTTCGCCCTACAGTTCCAGTTGGACCAGAGCCTTGCGGACACCGACAGATACCCCTTGAAGATCAACGATCTCATCGTGACTGATCTGGATGTCGATATGTGTCCTGAGAAGGTCATGTGGTGCAACGACCCCGATAAGGTCTGGAGAGACCTGGAGTGTGTCGGGTTCAACGGGGACAGGTATTACCGACCCTTTGATAC